TGTATTTCTTCGTAAACAACTTCATCTCTAACTGTACGGACTCGATACAATTCAAACTCGATCATAGCTACTTCTTTAGCTATCACGTCATTGTTTCTATATACCCAGCCTTTGTTAGCTTCGAGTACTTTAGAACTAACTTGAGTTTCAGATACTAAATCTTTATTAGTAAAATCTAAAAAGCCACCAGTAACAGTCTTAGCTTTCTTTTCAATCTCTTTTATAACTTCAACGACTTGCGTGTCTTTCTCACCTCTAATCGCCTGGCCAATAGTCTGTAATCGTTCCTTTATTGTCACGAGTGACTTTCCTCTCTTTATCTTGGGATATTGCAACACTGGCAATACTAACTTTGTTCTCACTCCACCGAGCGTATGCCCATTCTGCTAATGCCCAACTATCTGGGTAGTCATCATGTGCGTCAGGGCTGTCGGGGTGATTTACTTTAAGCAATTGCCCATTGTATTGTTGCTGAAGATCCAACATTTGTTGTCGAAACTTCTCACCATGTTTTTTATCCTGTTTTGGAAGTGTCGTCAACAACCCTTTTATACTTAGCTTGAGGTTGCGATACATATTATCTTTTGAAACCGCACTAAATTTAATTGCATATAGCCCTGAGTTTTCGTCTTGAAACTTAGTGTCCGATACAAACATATCGGCTACAGGATCACCGACTCCGGTGCTATCTATCCCTATCGCAATTACATTGTAGTTATTTAAAAAGTCCTTAATTATATCGAATTGATTTTGATAGTTCTCCCCTCTTAGTTCCAGCCAATTTAGTATTTCTTTAACCTGCTTTTCCTCATTCCATCTAATTATAGTAACTACCGTACTATCTGGGTGTTTGGCTACATCAATCCCTGCAAAGCAATAATCCTTTTCGTTCCTATAGGCACAACTCCTGTCTGTGTAGAGCTGATCTAATTCCTCTTGGGTGGTAAACTGCCCTGTTCCAATTAACCACTTCCCGAAATATGGTCGCTGTATCTCATCTGATTCTATGCCGTGCTTTTCTATCTCTTGTCTTACGGTCTGTTCGTAAATTAAATGCCTAGCGTCACCAGTCTTTTCATAGACTTCACGTCTTTGCTTAACAATGTCCTCAAAATATAGCTTTAATGAATGTCCTGACTGTCCAAGCCTATAAAAATATTTGATGTCCGTTCCAGCCGTCCCTATATAAACTCTGGGGGCGTTAGTACTAGCACCAATAGGCCATATACTTTCTTTTACTATCTTATCGTCTAAGTCTTGGCTCTCCTCAAATATCATGAGGTCTAAAGTCTTAGATTCTGGGTGTGACGTTTTAGATACTGGGGCTATATAACAACTCGACCCATCGGGTAGCACTAAAGTCTTGGAGTTTTCCTGTTCCTTAATAATTTTAGCGGTGGCTTCGTCTACTACTACCATATCTTTGATACGTCTCAACGCTACCTTTAATCTGTCGAAGTCTGTTTTAGCTTGCTCAATCTGCGGTGCAAATATAGCGATGTGTATTTGTCTATTAAAGTAAACCGATAGCCACGTTAGAATAAACTCTACTGTGTAAACTATAGCGGTAGTCTTGCCTGATTGTCGGCTAAACTCAATAGCTATTTCTTTAAGCTCTAACTTCTTTACATCTTCCTCAGTCGCACCTGATGTTAATCTTAGGTTCTGTATTAACGCTTCTATAATGTCGTCTGATACTCGTTCCTGATAAGGATAAAATACTACATCGTGCTGTATCTTTAAGTGGTCGGCTCTAAGCTTCCTTAGTTTGTCTAGCATTGTCATCGCCACCTAAGTATTTTTCTAGTATTTCTTTTCTAGGGTCATTTTGTTCTACTTTGAGTTTATTTGTTACTCTTTGCTTTAAAGCATTATATTCTTTTATTGCACCCAGTTTAGTGCTAAGTTCTGCGTTTTGAGCTATGAGAAATGCTATTTGTTTATCAACAAATTGATCGTTAAGTACTCCTGACTCTAACAACTCATCAATACGCCTCAAAATGTTAGCGTTTGTTAGCATACGACTCGATGACGCTCTTGCCCCTGCATAAGCACCTTTTTTAGTAAGGTCTACATTGTATGCCTCTATATATGCTTGCGTACCATTACCAAAGAACTCTTTGTCGCTTGCAAATAACTCACAAAACAACTCTTGTTTTGCGGTTAGTACTTTCTCTTCAGATTTCATACTCATCTTCTATATTTTCTTTTGTTGCCCTGTTTTGCTCTATCTCTATGCCTACTTTTACTAAAGTATCACTAGGAAGTTTTCCTAAATCTAATATCATAGGGTTGTCGGTTCTAAGTACTATCTCGTACTGGTTATCCATGCTAGCTAATTTTCTTTGTGAGGTTCTAATAATTTCGGCTTTGAATTCCATCTATGAGTCCTTTCATCTGCTTTACAGACTTTTTAACATCATATTCTTGTTTTAATTTATCATATATGGTGTCAATTTTACTATTTCTAGCTTCTGCTGTCATAAGTTGGTCAAGTTCGTCTGCGTTTACTGCAACGGGCAATCCTAGTAGTTGAGCAATAACTGTTTTGTTTTCGCTTTTAAACTTATCCTGTGGTCGGTTCATTTTAGGCAGTACACATATATCAGCCTTTTGAATCTCGCTGTAGGCTGTTTCTGGTAAGTATTTTACAAACTCATACATCGACTCGTATTCTTTAGGTTTAGCAGCCCAACGGCTTGCAAATGGGTCTTGGTCTGATATTACTTTCAGCTTCAGCCCTCTACGCTCGAAACTCTGGACAGCGAGTTTAAGCGACTGTGCGTTATGCTTATATCCAAACCACACTACGGTTTTAGCTTGACCTCTGTGTGCTTTTCTAGCAGGGAAATCCTCTAGGTCAAAACGGTCTTTAATAACCTTTACAGGTTTATCTGTCATCTGCCTTAAAAACTCTGCTAATGGCTCAGTTGGTACTACTACTGCGTTCATAGCATCTATTGTTTCTTTAATCGGTACATTATCAAACCAATCAGGATCGCATATATCTAGTATTTTAATACCAGGAAATGATGCAGGGAACTTATAGTCTTTAGAACAGTAAACCTTTTGAAAGATTAGTACATCTGGCTTCTCGCCATACTTATACAATCCTGCTTCCGGCCAGTATTTAATCAGGTTATGCACTCTAATTTTAGTAGAGCCTACGTTAGACTTTGCGTGTATTTGTTCAAACGTGTGAAATCTTACCATAATTTTTTACCGTTCCATTCTGGTTTTTTGCCGTCAGCAACTTGCACTAATACTTGATACAACTCATCTAAGTATCTATCTTTATCGAATAGTTTGATGGCGGTTTTCTTACCCTCTTGACCTATTTTGATACAATCCTTATAGCAGTAGTTCACAAGGTTATGTATAGTCTCTGCGTAGCTCATAGGGTTGTCTGGAACTATAAACCCATTAACTCCGGTTTTCATAAACTCATCAGCGTTATGATGTTTAGACGTTAGCACACAAGCACCTGAAAGCATTGATTCGGTTCGACTTCTGGGCATAGGGCTGTCTAAAAATGGGTAGATTGCTATTAGTGAAGTACCAAGTAATTCTTTATAGTCTTGCCAATCTTCCACATGATAATTTACGTTAGTATGGATAATATCTAGCCCAACTTTTTCTTTTACTGCCCCTTTTATTGCAGTCAAAAGTGAGCGATTGTAGTACTTATCCAATCCACCAGGGGACAATGAGCATACTATTTTAGGCTCTTTTGGTAGGTCTAACCAATCGTCTTTATTCATGCCATGAATGATAGGATATCCCCAACCCCACCTTTCTACTGCTTTGTAAGAGTTAACTATCATAAAGTTGTCACCTATCATTTTTTTCATGCCCTCTAGGTGTTTCAAACCTCGTCTGGTATGCACGTCACCGCCGTTTATAACCATATTTTCATCGCAGTATTCGTCATACATAGGCGTTCCATGATTGATTACTACCTTAGGAATGTCGGTTATAACTTCGTTAAGCTGTCTGTATAATTGCCCTTTACCGATATCTGGATTAACACATTGTTGGTCTAGGTGAAGTATAGCTAAGTCATATTTACCCGGCTCGTAGTAATCCACCCATTCGAACTGATCTTTAGTTAGATACGTTGCAGGGTCTGGTCTGTGAGAAAACCTACTCCACCGCCTGACGTTGTTTCTAAGGTAGCAAAACTTGACATCGTATTTTTGTGTAAGCTCTAACATCTGATGTTGATGAGCCACTTGACTAGTGCCAGGGCAAACCGAATATTCTAAGTCGGTTTGCCCTGGCAGATTCCTTTCGTATCATTGATTTACCAATCATATTTTCCCTTCTGATAATTTTCATAACTAATTCTACGAGCATTTGCCCTAGCACCAATTTTACCCATATAATATGCTACATCTTTTACTGCTACTTTATAATATTTTGCCGCCTTATATATTGCTAAGCCAATCGGTGTTCCATCATTTTTCATTTTTAATGCAAAATATACTGCCGAACGTGTAGCTTTATCTTTAATGTATGGTATTTTATAATCCTTACTCATCAAGCTTCCCCAATTTTCCATAAAAGATTTTTCATTTGCATTATCTCGTATTTCTTTATTCGCTTGTTAGAACTTTTGCCTCTAGGCATAGCTTTAGCGTTCTCGATAAACTCAATATTTATACCTTGATGTCTAGCTCTCACTCTAGTTTCCTGAGATAAACCACCGTACATATTTATTCGTTCGTTAAACATTCCGAACCTTACAAAATCATTTCTATATATACATGATAGATTTTCTATAAAGTCTTTCTTTGCCCCTTTATTTCCATACAGCCACGTATTTAGTTTTAAGTTCTCGGCAAACTGCTCTACACAATCATTATCCATGACCATGCGTTGATCGCAAAATACTAATATGTCTGAGGTAGATTCTATCGCTCCCATATTTCTAGCTTTTGCTAAGTTATACCCTTTACCCCCTAGTCTTATATATCGAACAGGCATTGAGACAGTATCTGCAAAATCAGTTATGTTTTTCTCTTGGTCAACCTCACCATCATCAGTAACAATAATCTCTATATTCTTATGGGTTTGATTAGCTATAGACGTTAATGTTTCTCTGGTTATTTCTTCTTTTCCGGCTACAGGCACAATGACTGACACTGGTTCGTCATCAAGCAATTCTCGGTATAACCTTTGATACATATAGGCCCTACGTTCAGGATTCATGTGCTTGATCGAGTACCACGCTTGTTGTCTCATGTCTTGCAGTTTGGTTTCTATGGTTTTTGATGAAGTACCTTTTTTGCTATCTAGTGGTTCATATAATGTAGACCTTATAAGCTTGACTAAGTGTTCTACGTCATCTGGGTCATGATCATTTATCACAATTGATTCATCAGCAAAGTCTGGCACATGACCAACTTTACGTGTGATGACAGGAACACCGCAATAGATAGATTCAAGTATTGGCATAGTCCCACTTTCAAAGTTATCTATAGAGTTACAAACGTGTACACCAGCTTCATAATACATTGATCTAAGTTCCTCATCCGTACACTCTTGGGCGAAGTGAACGACACCAGTATCTATTATCTCTTTAAAATATTCAGGTTGTGAAATCGCACCAACTAATTGCATTTTAATACCGAGCTTTTTGCAAGCTAATGCTACTGGCAATATACCCTTTTTAGATTCAATTCTATTAGCTACCATAATTACTGATTTATTAAAGCTATAGTTATCATTAAACTGCCAAAAGAACGGATCAACTACTATAGGGATATGCTCTAATCTTGTATCAGTGATCTTCTCCAAGTCTTTTTTTATACTTTTATTGTTGGCGACTACCGCTTGGTAGCTGTTCCAGTCTGACTCTTTAATCGAATACGGATTATTGTGCGTCAAAACACTGGGTATATCTTTCAGCCAACTAAACCTTTCTCTTAACATTTCGGCTGTCCTGAAATATTGATAGTCGATAACGTCAGCAGTTCTACATTCTTGTTCGATACGAGCAAGCTGTGAAGCATCAGGTCGTTTAGGATGGCAATCTATAACAACGTAATCTATATTTTTATGATACGGTTCTACTACTTTACATAGGCGGTCTATGGCTGTGCCTGTTTTGTCCGAAATCGCAACAATTTTTAACATTTAAAGTATTCCCCATGTAATAATTTTGCTTGTTTGACGTAAGCTTTATACGCATCTTCTGGTTTATCAAATAAGCCAAGATGTTTCTTTGAACCATTCACGCTTACTTGTGCAGTCCATTTCCCTGCCGTTTTGTGCCAGTATACCCCTTTATACCCAGACTTGTTATTGGAGTTCATGCTTCTATTCCTAAGATTTTCTGCGTGGGTACAAAGTCGCAAATTAGATTTTCTATTATCTAAGGGGTTTCCATTTACATGATCTACGATTGGTTTTCTTGCTGGCAGATTTAATATAAATCTATGTAGTTTAATTGTAGTTCTTCTATTGTCCTTGATAACATTTGTGCAAACAGCACCGTTATTATAATTCCAACGATATTTTGAAACCTTGTCATAATCCTCTTTGTCGATTAGCGCTGTTTTACCCTTTGCAATACTAAACATCATATAACTCTATTTTATCATTGTTTACAAAATAATCACAGGGTTTTACATTCCCAAATATGGAATATCCACACTGATTTTGTCGTAGGTTCTTAATGGTATTTTGCATGACTTTCGGATGGTCACTCAACTTTAACTTTTTTGATGGTTTATTAGACCTCCCAATGACCATTTCTAGCCAACCTTTATATGCTGATTCTTCTGTGCCGTCTTTACTGTATAGCCACTTGCCAAAGTGCCTTTCATAAGCCCTGTCCATTCGACCTACGTCATCAGTTACTTGATCCCTTGTCTTTGTTAAAAAGTCATAATTATAAAATGGGATACCAGATTCTGGTACATCTGACGGCTCAATATATTTTTCGTCTAAACTTGGTTGTGCTAGGTCGCCCCCTGAGTCAAACCTTATCCTGTCACCATACTTTCCCTTATTGACCGCTATGATTAGTCTAGACTTTAAGTTATACCTGTCGGGTTGGTACATTTGAAACTTCCAAAATGATAGTGCAGGTGCATCAGGATTGTTTTCACAAGCCATACGGATAGCCCTGTAGTCTCTTTCGTGAAATATAAAGTCTAAGTCAGCGTGTATAACCCAATCGCCAGTACAGGCTTCATATCCTCGTTGAAAGTTCTCACCTATGACTTCCCAAGAAAACTCTTCGGGCCAATTACCGTCAATTACCTTATCTTTACTTTCGAAAAGATCAAATCCAGCTACAGTAGGCTTTGTCCATTTTGACTTTCTACCAGTATCTACAATCACAACTTCATCAGCCAATTCCCCATAGCAGTTAAATGCCTCGTAAACAGCATCACCTCTGATGGTCGGATCAGTTATCGTAGTGAAGATGCTTAGGAGCATACTGATTCCCGTGTATTCTTTTGTGTTCAGAGATTGTTAGTAATTGTAAGTTAGTAAGTCTATTGTCTGTCTTTATGCCATTACGATGATGCACCACTTCTCCCTTTTTTAGTTTTCTCCCGATGTGCTCCTCCATTACCAGTTGGTGTTCTCTGACGTACTTTTTCTCAGCGATAATCCTTATGTGAACATAGCCATCTTTGCCAGTGTACTTACCGCCCTTCCATTCGTGGTTCAGCGATCCCCTGTGCTTATCCGACATCTTCTTCCGAGTTGCCAGGCTCGCCCTAGTACCAATCTTGCTCAGACGATAGCATTCTTTCGAACAAAAGTGTCTTAACTTTCGCTTAGCCCAGGCTTCGTAAGTTGAGTATTTTTTATAACATTGCTCACAAACCAAAGTAATCATATCTGTATTATACTGGACTTTAATCGGCAATTCAATTAAATATTCCATCATAGCTTCTCTATCCTATCTGCTAACTCAAAATCGTAATTATCTAATTGCCCTCTACGTACTTTTGTAGCGATAACCCTGTCTATATCATCTTGCTTATAGCCATGTATTCCACAAACAATATCCACTGATATACACCGTCTTGGATTATCAAATTCTGGTATCCGGTATAAATATGTTTCTGGTCGCTCATGTCTTTTA